TGAATCGGGCTCAAGAATTCGACGAGTTATATCATTTGTGGCCGCCGGATTTTCTTCTTGGTATTTTGTGGCATTTGCCGCAGCCTTTAACGCGTACATCTTTTTATCAAGATCAAGTGGTGATGCGAGAACGTCCTTCATCGAAAGCTTACCCTCGATAATTTTATTACCGTTTTCGTTTAACCAATTTTTCTGCACCTGATCGTGAGCTTGGTTGGTAAGTGCGATACGCCTTTGAATCTCACTTTGTACGGTATCGCGGTACTGTCTTTCCTTATTAAATATTTCTGTTTTTTCCCGGGGAGTGAGGTACTGATCAAAAACGCCAGTACCCATCATTTTTGATGCAAAACCCTCGCTATCAAGACTTGATCGATACTTCTCAACTTGAGGAATTGCAGAAACGCCGCCTTGATCGAGCATCGACTGAGCTTTACCAACTTCATTATCAAACTGAACACTCATGTGACCAAGAAGAGCCGCCTGAGAATATTTGCTACCTATACGTTGTTTTTCGTCGGCTGCCTTTGCAAAATTAAGTGTCCCGTTTTTAACGGATGAATCTATCGCCGCATTCCGACGATTGATGATTGACGGAAATAGTGCCGGATCATTCTGAAGACTTGCAATGTCTAGATTCTCACCTTGAGTGAGATTCACTAACGTATTTTGTTCGGCAATTTGTGACTGAACGCCAATTGCTGTTCGGCCAAGACTTTCTTTAACACGTGCCATCTGGCGGGTGTACTCGTCTCGACCATAAGCTGTTGTAAACTGATCGGCCTGCTGTGATGTCTGATCATCAAAGCCGTTTAAGAATTTTGTGGTATCAAAGACGCCACTTTGCGCACCCTTATTAATCTGGTTCCAGCCATCAAGTTCTGCTTGTGAGGCAAGCAGTGAAGCGTGTGCGACTTCGCTTCTTGCACTTGATTCAATGATTCGCTCGCCAGCGCCAGACACACTTTCGCCAAGATTCTCCGCCCCACGACCAAGCATCTCGTTTGCACGAAGATCAGCCGGCACGCCCCCTCTTGGTTCTGCGCCGTATGTGTGTACTTCGTAAGGCTGAATTCTAGGCATCGATTACGCTCCCGCCGCTGCGGCTGAAGCGCCCGCCTTGATTAGTGACCCAAGGGCATTATAGTATGACCCGGTTATCGCGTTCTCGGCTGCATTTTTGTCGGCTGTCGCTTGGTTTTGATAGTTCGTCGCACTGATATCGGCCTGATGTATTAGGTTTAAACGATCAAGCTCAGACTGCGATACCGAGCCCGCAATCTCTGCCTGAGCACTTGAGCCCATGTTACTGACCCCACTTGCGCCAAAACTTGCGTTCATTGAGCCTATTGCCCTATGAGCCATTATCTGCTGCTCAAGAACGTTAAACTGTCCAGCTTGAGTAGCTTCATTTGCATTTTGTGTTGCAACGTCTGCCGAAAACCCAAGCGTGTTTGCAGTCGCTTGCCCTTCTTCGATCGCGCCAAAAGCGCTGATAGCACCGCCACCGGCATCGGCTGCCTCACCGGCAGTCGTTGCGCCTGACGAGCGCATAACAGGCGCTGTTCCAAACCCACCACCGCCAAAGCCTGAATCAAACTTCTGAGCGGCCATTATCTAGTCCTCACATAGATTGAAGCGTCACCGCCAGACGGGAAAAACTTCTTCGCGCAAGGGGTCTCGCAATGAAATCCAAACATCTCGGCGCGTCTGTGGGCTGTTAAAAAATCAGTCGGCACATAGGTCTCAAGACGATCAAAATCGTTAAGCCAAAGCTGAAGAATGTCACTCATCGCTCTAAAGATGGGCAAAAATACGATTCGTGATTTCTCGCTAAAGACCATCCAGATGACGCCACGGTTTCGCCAAATCTCTACACACCCACCAACAACCATCGGCTCTCCGCACACAATAATGGTGCGTGAAAATGGTGAATTTATAATCGACTTATTAGTCAAAGTGTCTACGTACTGATAATTCATCGGCTCAGCGAGGAGTTTATCTGCGTGGTGAATTTCTAGGGGGACGACTTCTGTCATCATTCTTCATTCACCTCTTGTTTTGAGGCAATTGACTGAATCATCGATGGACACATGTCATTTTGCTGGAAACAAAGTTCAGACTCGAAATCGTACTCACCTTGAACGGAGTCCTTATAAATACCGTCAAAAAGTGGTGTTGCGTAATCAAAGTTTTGATAGTCAGCACTTTTAAAATTACACGGGATGAGGTTTGAAAAAGATGTGCCGATAGACATCGAGCCCGTGCGATGAAGCTGTATCGCGTATTTTTGTGTGCGACGTAAATCGCCAAAGCTTGATCCATCTTGAGCACCGCCCTCGATACGAAGGAGTTGTCCTTGTGACAAAAATGGATAACCTATTTGAATCTTGGCACCAGGATAAGGAAGTGTGATCACGCCGCTATTTGAAACAACGACTGTGCCAGCGTAGCCGCCATCTATATAAACGCCGACTGTTTCATTCTCAAGCCACGTTAGCCCCGAAACAGAGCTTATAAGTTTCGCCGCTTCACCGCCCGACACATAAGCTGAAGCATTTGAGCTATCGATCGCATTGCCGTCTGAATCCGTAATTTCAAACGTGTTTGTCGTCTTACTTGCGACCGTGAAGAACTGCCCGTTAACGAGACTCTTAGTCGTGGTAATACCGTTTGCGCCAGTCGCAATTACGTTTAAGCCAACAACATCGACAATCTTGACCTGGTCACCGTTTGAAAATCCGTGATTGTTGGCCGTAATTGTTGTCGTTGTCCCAGTTGAAGCGGCGGAAATAGAAACCGCTGTGTATTCTGTAGCACCGCAGTCACCAAAAAACGCGTCTTCTTGTAAGATATCATCTGAGAAAATATCAGTCATGTACTCGATCGTGTAGACCGTCTCACCGTTGATCCATCTTTTAACCACAAGCCATAGTTGATCAAATGTGTTTGTCGGATCAGGTATCACGGCAATTGAGTAAACAATCGGCTGAGTGCCAGCCGCATCTGACTGTCCACCAAGTATGTGTCTTGCCCAGCCACTTTCTACAGCCGTTGTCCCAAACCCCGGCTCGTCAGTTCTGATATAGGTCATCGATAAAAGTGTGCCGTCAGATCTTATTGCCCACACGATTGGTTGACGCTGCACCTGCACATCAATTTTTGTGATCGAGGGCAGGCCAATATGATCAGAGGCATCCGTTAAGTCAGTTGGCTTATATGTGCCGATAAAAAAGTTATAAAGAAGCTCCCGCATCTTTCGTTGGCCCCGTGGAACAAAAATGACCGCATTATCAATTGTGATTGCATCAACGTGCGAGACCCCATAGTAGGTCATCATTTGAGAGTTGAAATTTGATGGCGTAAGTGCCGCAGAATTTGAATCTGGCGTAATTAAAAATTCAGCCGTAAATGTTCCAGCCACAAGCCCGTGCGCTGTCGATTTAAGCCACATGATCGGATTTAGATCGGAGGCAAGAAGTCTTTCATTGATCGCGCTATCATCTTGAGGTTGAAGTGCGGTTGAGCCAGTCGGCGGCGAGATAGAGAAATTCTCGTATAAACCGCTTGATGAAAGATCAACATCATCGGGCGAGTTTGGACAGCCCGCAAATGAAAGTCTATTTTGATGAAGGGCAACCGCTGCTGGAAATCCATTTCCCCCGGCTGGTGTTGACGATGGATTAATAAGCCCTGCGTTATTTGGCATAACTCCAGAGTATTTTCCTAGAAACCACGCGGTAGCAGTCGTGCCACTAACAAGACTTGAATCAGCGTTTAAGACAGTCCAATTGGCATGTGCAGCGGTATAAACACCAAGATAAAACGCGCTACCAACACTTCCTCCGTCTATTGTTCCATAATAACGAAAGCCGCTCATCTCAATGGCGAGCTGTCTCCCGTTACTTGGTATACCAATATCGCTACTAGCTGTTCTGTACGCCTCAAGCTCGTCGCCAAAGATGCTTGCATAGACAAGTCCCGCCGATGCAGCACTTGAGTATGTAGAGCCAACAAGTGTAAACGTCGTGGACGAGACGTAGTTTATTTGCCAGAAGGCTGGAGTCGTAGCGTTAATGGAGCCAGTTGATGTGAGCTGATAATTATCGGCATTTGTTGAGGTTCCGGCGATAAAGACCTTTTGGCCGTCAGCAAATCCATGCGCAGTACTTGTCGTCACAAGGATTTTCCCAGCCGATGACGATGTGCTAGATATCGTTACGGGGACTGTGTTTACACTAGCTGAATTGCTTCCGCTTGACCCCGTTGAGTCGTAGACAAGAGACACATTTAGCGAATCTGAAATATACGCGTTGGCGTATGAATTGACCGGCAGATATGGCCCGTCTTTAAGGTTCACTTGTGATAGGGCCCAAATAGTGTTTGAGAATCTTTGAAGTTTAAATTTTGGATAACTCGGGTGAGACAGATAAAGTGTATCGCCAATTTGTGCCCACCTGATTAGTGGCACGTCTGCGATATTGTACGGCGTTTGTACCTCAAATGGGCTACCAGACGAGATTGTTGACGAAGAAATCGTGATCACATTTGTGATCGGAAATTTTGTCGTCGTTGTCGGCTGAGTGATGTAAGCAAAAGAATTAAGGTACACGGCCTGCTTGTAGGTAAACTGAACTGAATATTTGGTGAGCCCAGAAGATGCGGTAACAAGTCCGTTATTCGTGTAAAATCTAATATATTTATCGCCAAACTCTAAGATGTAGCTTTGAGTCGAGGAGAATTTAAACGGGATAAGGGTCGGCGGATTAGTAGAATCCTTAACTGCGCCTGCGTACTTATCGCCAGGTCTCCTAACAAGTGGCCCTTGAAATGTCGGAATATAGTTTTGGCAATACTTGAGTCCACTTTTATACTTTGGCCGATCGGTTGCACCGTACATCGAGGGCGAGAGTTCACCGCTTGAGAATGAGGTTTGATTGTACGTGTAACGTCCCACGTCTTTACAACCTCACAACTATGTATGGATCTACTGGTGACTGTGTGGGCTGTTTCTCATATGCGTTTCGTTTCCTGGCCTCACCCATTACCTTAATGTATATCTGCTCGATCTGCGCAAGCTTTTGCGTGTTCTGTGTGAGCTCCTCGCAGATCGCAATGGCGAGACTACACGCAAAGGCCTCAGAAAAACTGGGATCGAAGTTTCCTTCGTTAATCGCGTTTGAAATATACCGAATGTAAAGCGGGGACGGCTGATCACTCACGATTGCCATTCCTGAACCATCCGGCATCTGCTCAATCTTGTAGTCACGGTAAATGACGTTTACATTCGGCTGATTCGGAATTGTCGCACTAAAGCCGAAACTTAAACTCATGTACTCGTCTTGAGGTGCTAGCATCAAAAAATCTGGCGGAAGTGGATAATAGTTTGCTGGGCCAAAACTCGGCACCGTAGTTGATGCTGGAAGGATTGCCCGCTTAAGAGAAAATCCCCAAAAATTTGATCTTAATTCGTTATAAAGAACTGACTGGTAACAAGTTTGAAGTGCACGAGCGCCACGGGAATTGTCATTGATCGAATTAATAGGCTGCGAGCCGCAGAGCTGAAGCGCACGATTACAAATCGTTGTTTGAGTTGTACCGGCCACGTTTCATCCTCATGAATCAGTACGGACAGCGCACAAGTGTCGCGTATAGTCCCGCAGTCGATGAGCCAAGACTCATCCTGTATTGACCGGATGGGAGATCGTACGAGGTCACTTGATTCGCAGAATATTTAGTCGCGTTTAAACTGATCCATGTGGAAGCATCCGGCCCCAAGACTTGTAAAAATCCTGTAGTGCCGTCATACGTGCCAGCTAAGAGCACAAGGACATAGCGCCCAGCCGCATCAACGGTCACCGGGGTCGTGGTCGTTGCTCCGGAGACGTTTGCTGCTAAAGCATATGCGCTAGTAATCACTTACTCGCCCCTTAGCTCGAAGCGTACGGCCATGACATGTCGATAACGGCTTGAATCGCTGTCTCAAGTGCGAGGATCACTTCCTCTTTCTTGATCTGACGAGTAGAGCCACCATCATTCACGGCCGTCGTTGCCTGGTTGACCTGAACTTCAACGATATTTGAGGTCTGCATCCCGGATCCCGCACTTATGCCATGTGTTTCAACATAAGCTAGGTTTTGTCCTGGACTTTGAGCAATAAGTAACGTCGACATTCAGATCTCCTAGTATTGGTATTCAACTCTTGCGCCGAGCGTTCCGGTCGCAGCAAATACAGTCGAGACAGCTGCGACAATGTCGAGATCAATCCCGGGGTCGCTCGAGAGTCCTGCCGCCTGCCAAAGCGGTTGCTCCTGCTTCGCGATCGTATTGTTGCCGGACTGATTAGTGATATCGGTCGGAGCTGCTGCCGCAACAACACTCAATGCCGATGCAAAAAGCGATGCGCTGATAGCGCTACCGGCATTCGAAGGCGTTAGCCCTGAGCCAGCAGGCACAACCGTCGGCCAGTAAACACCCACGTTTACCGCCGCACTTCCAGCTAGCGCCGTGTTTTGAAAGGCAATCGCATGTACTCTTGCCTTTGAAGGAATACGACAAAGGCGATAAGTCGAGCCTACCGCATCAGCCGATGAACCAGTTGTGCACGAACCGATCGCAGAGGAGAGTTCACCGCCGGCCAGAAATCCATCCGAGCGAACAAGCGGCGTCGCATCTGCGTTTGAAATTTGCGTAGATTTTTCATTAAAAACAGACATCTTATTCTCCTAATTAATGAGCCCAGATCTTAACGACTTTTCCTTCTTGGGTCCGAGTCGCGCCAAACATCGATAACGAGTAGGCTTGATACGGAAGTCCGCGAAGATCTTTTCGTTGAGAAATGTCGGCTTGAATGTCGTTCCAAATTCCAAGATGAAGCCCTGACTTCGCCCAGAGAAGCACTTGAGTCGATGTGCCGGATTGATCGTCCGTTCCAGTCGTCAAAAGCTCTGTGTGGATGAAATCAATGCCAAGGAAGCGTCGCAGTTTTCCTTCAACGAGAACTGCTTCGTCGTTGAAATCCTTAGACGTCACTTGGATCTCTTGCTTTAACGACGCGTGGTTTGCTGCGTTGATTGCGCAATAAACCGGGTCATTATCAAGATCAACTTCGTTAGCTTCTAGGATTTCCATCGCCGCAATAAGTTTTGCGACAGTCAGGTTCGTGCTTGATGCCGCACCTTGCTGAACACCTACAACTTGTGAGTTTGGAAACGTGACGGCTGTTCCACCGTTATTGCCCGTATTGTTTGATCCAAAGGCACCCGCAAGGATTGCTGCATCCATCGCGCGACCGTGAGCAAACGTTTCTGACTGCACAAACGATGACGTCGGGTCGATCAGCATTTGAAGCTTATCGAACTGGTCAATCATTAGAGTCGAATCATACGGAGTCGGATAAACCCAACGACGATTTGTGCCAGGATCAATAGGTACGATCTTTCCGTAGCGGTCTGTCACGGGTTGCGCTGTCACGGGGGCCAATTGGTCAACCGGGCTAGCGGCTGCACCAACGTGATGACTCTCCATTACGGCGCTACGAAGACGCGAGCCTTTTTGTTGAAGTAAAAGTTCAAGGTTTGTGGAGTACTGATTTACATACCATGTTGGTATTTGCGTATTAACGCCTGCCATTGTGAGAACCTCTCAAATTCAAGAAAAGTGAAAACTTTCTTAAAAATGATCGGTTGTCCTATTCGGGCCGACATTAATTGCCTATGGTGGCAAGCCCCGGGAACTGTTCTCCCGGCGTCATCGGGTTTACGCTCTATTAGAGCGTAATTTGTCCGCTTGCCACATCATACGGAGCGTTTTTATAAAAACTCAAGAAAAAAATTTAACCAAGGCGAGTTTCACCCGGATTGGCCTGTTCTTGTAGTGCTTGCATCTGACGAACGGCTTGGGAGTCGCCAGCTATAAACTTAGCCGCAAAACCTTTGTCAGCCATGAGTTCCTTGATCTTTGAGCTAGCACTTGCTGGCTCTAAAATACGATCTACCGGGCGCTGCGAATTCACAAACGTACTTTCACCAAACGCCGTTGCGGCCTGATGGTAGTACTTCATGGCCGCAAGTGGTCCTACGGCCTTGGCAAGTGCTGTACTCATCTCGTCCGTGTGGCCAAGCTTATCACGCATGACTTTGACGTTTTTCATGTTTTGCTCAAACGCCTGACCCCACTCTTGCCGTAAAGTTTTATCGGCTGCCGCAAAATCAGCGGTTAGCTTCTCAACTTGGGCCTTCGCGGCTCCCGCCTCGCGTTCAGCATTAGCTTTAAAAAGTGCCTTTGCTTGCGTAACTGTCATGCCAAGTTCGTGCGCTTTCTTTGCGTACCACTCGAGTGCTGATTTATCTGCACCTTGTCCTGCGACCTTTTCAAGCTCATAGCCTGAAATATCCTTCGGAGCACCAAGACGCTCATATATCGCGCGCGCTTCAGGTGTTAACTGCTCTTTGTCGTCAACGAAACTGTCGGGAACTTTCAGTAGTTTGTCTTCGGGTACACCTTTTAGTTTCTCAAGGTTCCAGTAACTAAGGGCCGCAGCTTCGGGGTCACTAAAGCCTTTATTTTGCATGTAACCCTTAAGCTCCTCGTTTTTAAACGAAGACGTCCAATGGGGCGTAGCAGCTGGTTGAGCTGCGCTGTCTGCCGCTGCTTGCGCAGACGCTCCAGGTGGAGTAGCTGCCGCTGTGGTAGGTTGTGCTGGAGCCGCTTGGGCCGGATTATTTGCTGGTGCTTCGCCAGTCAAGGCCGTAGCTGATTCACTCATTTTTTCATCCTCCTTGTTTTATTGGTCGTTATAATGAGTTTTGGTTTTTTAGTTTCTCGGTAATGTCATGAAGTGAAAAAAGCTCATCTTCTGTGAGATTAAGATATTCAAGTATTCGAAGAACTACCTCGCGCCTACCCTCAAGAAGAGCATGTACGCGGGGGTCCGCGTGAAATGTCGATTTGTGCGCACGACAGAATTTTGTTAGATCAAGAAGGACGTCTTTTGTGTAAACGTTCTTTTCGTCAAATACTGACATGTACGCCATTTTTCGTTTGCGAATAAATTCAAATAAACCGCGCTTTGTTCCGGCAATCACTGATTAACCGCACCTTTTTTGATTTGTCCAGTCGCCTGAGCCATACTCGCAAGTGCTGGCGCGGCCTTAACCATTTGCTCTTGTTGCGCCTGCTGCGCGCGCTGTTGTCTTTTCATCTGAATGACCTTCTGATCTTGTATCCAAGACTCAGGCATTCCATTTATTCTAGCAATCGCAGGAGCCGCAACATCAAGGTTAAAGTTATCCATGATAGACGGGTCTTGTGTGGCGTTTGAGATCTCTTGGAAAAACTGCAAGGATCTCGCAGCGCCCGCAACCCATTCCGATTTCTGCGTGCGAGTAATCGGAGAGTCGTAATCAATCTTATAACCAATGCCTTCTCTAAACGCTGACTGAAGAACAGCTGGCATTTTTGGCAGAGCCCCTTGAGATTGAAGAACCTCAACCTCTCGCTCAATCATTGGCCCAAGGTATTCAGAGTTTTGTCGTCCAATTGTCGGAGCCATGAGGATCGCTTTCTCTCGTGTACGCTCCATCACTTCCGTTGCCGTCTGCTGCGGATTCTCAGTTAGAATCTGCATGAGATTTACTAAGAAGGCGTCTTTTATAACTTCCTGGTGAACTGCCATTTCCTTTTCGCCAATTGCGATATTCCCGGTTGGAAGTGGCTGAACAAGAAGTCGCCCATTTTCATCAATGCCCCCAGGATTGATCGCACCAGGTGTGAGATCAAAGCCGTCAATGATCCCGTCGTCATGAGCAAGAAGAACCGGATCAACTGCGCGGTGCCCCTGCTTTAACTGAACCTTGTACATTTCGTTTAACGTTTTAAGTTCAGGTAGAACATCCATCGCGATCGATCGACCGTAAGCTTCGTTTGTCGCCTGGTAGTAACGAGACACTGCGTAAGGAAACGAACGGTATCCTTCGTAATCAGAACGATCAGCTTTCTTTAGAAGTGTCGGCCCTTGCTCTGCAACATAGTGCGAGCAAAAATCCATGCCCTTGTAATCAAGACGTCTTTCGTCCTTGTACTCATTCGGGTAGCAAGCATGAATAAAATAAAACGGCTCCTCAGGTGCTTTGTCTTTTGCTTCAACGATATTGTCTGGCAAGTTTTCACCAAACATCAAATACGCCTGTCTGGCTGTCAGCATGAAGCGACGAAATATCGTATCGATTAACCCTTGGTGATTTTCCTCTAGGTATGCTTCGCCAAGATGAATATTTTTGTAACGAAGTCCACGCTCACGATAAAGCTTGTCGATGAAGTTAATGCCCGTGCCGTATGCGCCAAGAGACTGATATTGGATCTGGTTTTGCGCCTGAAAGTTTGCCCTAGTGTCATACCTGTACTGAAAAAGCGTATTGTTAAGGTCTTCAAACCAAAGACGTACTGCTCTATTTTTCATGAGCGCCGGATCTTCTGGTCTGATATTGTGCCAAAACTGATCGCGCGGAGTGAGAAGCGAATCAAGAATTGCCGCGAAACTTTTAAGCGCTAGTAACCCAGTCGAGTCATATAGTTCGTAATTTCTTTTATCCCCTTGCGATGTGATCATCTGGTAGTTTTGAAATAACCACGAGTCCATCGGTAGAAGTCTTTCTGCAATCTCTGTCCAATGGTTTGCCCAATTTCCACGAAGGCCAAAAAGATATTGCCACTTTCGTAAAATCTCGGCCGCCAGATCATTCGGGTTTGACTCGTTTGCGATAATTTTTGTCGACATCTATCTCCCCATGAGAACTGCGCTAGAGGTTAGTGGCATTGCCGTGACGCCACGACCGCCAGTCAAAACCGTCGCTGTCGCGTTTGCTTCGTTGGCAAGTTCGTTTTGGATCGCTGTCGTGTTTGTTTGCTGAAGTGTTGGATCAGAAGTTGTTGGCGCGGCTGGATTTGATGGCTTCTTTGGCTGAAGCGCTGTCGTGATTGCCCCAAGGCCAGTGTAGTTCGTGTATGCAGGCTTTACCGTGTTATCCCAGAAACTAGATACGTCCCCGAGATTCCAGTCGCCGGTTGGCGAACCGTGTCCAGACATCTACTTCCCCCAAAACCCGCGTCCAAATTAAACTCGCGGATTCTTACAAAACTTAAAAATTCCAGATCCTCACCCGAAGATCTTATAATCAACACCCTTTGCCTTGCGGCTCGTGCGTCGCCTTAATTTTGAATCGGTCGCTGCAATTTTGCAATGAAAAGTCAAGGCTAGAGCATCGGCATGGTCAGGGCTTGCTAGACCTCGGTCTTTCATTTTGTCCTTTGACTCAAGCTTTATTCTTTCCTCACGGCCAGAGAAATCATATTCTGGACCGCAAAGATCATCGCGAAGTTTGTCATTGTCATCGATCATTCCACCTTTTAGCCACTCGCGCATCCTTGCCCACATTTCGGTACGATGATCAAACCACGTTTCGTCTGATGCCTTTCCGCCAAACTGCACCTCGAAAACTTTGTAGCCCATTTGCTTTAATCGATCGATAATCCCTGCCCCAGCGCCTGAGTCGATGAAGACACCGTCAGGTGCATACTTATCGATGAACTCTGCCACAACTTCAGCGACTCGCATGTTGTCGGCACCGTTCATCACCTTCGGGGCAATTGATCTTGCGTCCCTACCTCGCCTAAAACGAATGACCGTTGAATCTCCGCCGTATCGTGCGGGATCGACTCCCATAACAAGTGCTGCGTGAGCATCGTACCCGTCAAGCTCACGGTCGCGGGCCTCGTTGACATCCTCGCGAGAGATAAACTGTCTTTCGCCAATTGTCGGGAACTGGCCATACACTTCAACCTTCGCTTGGTCCGAGTCCGGCCCATGCTTTGCGATGATTCGCTCATAAACGTCCTTATCGACACCCTCAACTGTGCGGGCATCAAGCATACGAGAATTCCAGAATTCACGAAGCTTATGAAAGCATTCAAAGAAAGCCCCGCTATTTCTACGAGGGTTAGAGAACACGAACCAGTAACGATGAACTGTTTCGTCAGTGAAAAAGCCCTCTGACACGTCCCAGATTTGTGGCGGAATACCGCTTGCCTCGTCGAAGATGAGAAGCATTCCATTTTGAGAATGCTCACCAGCAAATGCGTCAGGTGCCTCAGCGTCCCACAATATGCCTGCCGCGTAATACTTCGAGGCGTCCATCATGACGTAGTCCTTCATGGACTTTGCGAGCCACTCATGCGGTTTGATCTTTTTTTGGATCGGGTCAAACCAGTAGCCTGTCACGCTGAGGGCTAACCACTTTTTGATCTCACCGAATGTTTTGTCAGATAACTGCGCGTCTGTGTTGGCTGTGATGACACCGGTACCGCCAAGCACACAGCTCATAAACCAGATCACGATCATTGCGACAAAGGCCGACTTACCAACACCACGGCCAGATGCCATCGCGAAGTGATACACCTTTGGCTTTTCGCCCCGCTGCATCCGTCGAACGTTCTCTCTGATGTGAAGCCCCAGTTTTTCGAGTTCTTCTAGCTGCCATGCCTTTGGTCCTTTGAACTTTGCAAGTGGTGTGTTGGGCTTGCCCCACGGGAAAGCGAATGTGACGAAGGCTGCTGGGTCGATCGAGAACTCGCCTAGGCAGCGCTTCATCAGCGCTTCAGTGTCTTTCTTCGATATGGACTTTTGGTCAGCCATGCCCCCGCGCGACCCCCGGAAAAAAATATAGAGTGACCGTGTAAATACGCCTATTAGGAGTACTATCGCAGTTTGATAGACGCCCCCAGGTCGTGGCAAGGGCTTAGAAGAAATTGATCAAAATGGTGTGCAACGGGTTAGCTAAGGTATTCAGGCGCAAACTTTGGGGTACCCGGGGTTAATGACACCCCCAGGAATGCTTTTCGTCCAAGGAATTCCTAAGCATTCCTATTCATTGCTATCCGAATTACTATCAGAATTCTTTGAAACTATTGATTTCACTTGTTTGTTAGAATCTGTATCAGATTCGTATAGGTTTTTCGG